TCCGTAATATTCATCCGGATAATTATATGATTCTAAACTCATCCCATTAATTGATGTTCTGCTATGGTTAGGATCAAATGATGTAACCATCTGGAACCATTGCTGAAAGAAACCCTGTATAACATTAGAGTTATCAATAAAGAATGTAGCTGTAATGTCATCCATATCAGTAGATACGGGTCTTTTTTCTGATAGGCCATATCCTTTATGCTTAATATTCTCGGTAGTGAATTGAATACCCGGTGAATTTACTGTATCGCATAGGAATGGTATGTCTCGTGATTTAGATAATAGACTGCTGGGAGGAGTAATCTGTACTACGTATCTATTTAAAGTAGTTAACCCACCTAATTTATCAATAGTAGCAATCATATCTGTAATTCTTGCCATTTAAACCTTTATAAATATTATTGTATTGTTTTTATTATTTATAAGGAAATTCATGGCTAAGTATAAACAAGGGTTCTTTAAGCCCATAAACCCAGAAAAATATAAAGGGAATGTTAAAAGAGGATCCATAGTTTATAGAAGCGGGTGGGAACTAAAACTTATGTCTAAACTGGACAAACACCCCGACGTGCTCCAGTGGTCATCAGAGGAAGTTGTAATACCCTATAAATCTCCTGTTGATAATCGTTATCATAGATATTTTGTGGACTTTTACGTAGAGTTTAAGGATAAGGATGGGAATTTAAAGAAATGGCTTATAGAAGTAAAGCCCAAAAAGCAAGTCATGGCACCCGTTAGAAGAAAGAATCAAAGAGAGAAAACATTCCTAAACGAGGTGCTGACCTGGGGAGTTAATTCAGCCAAATGGGAAGCAGCTAAGAAAGCATGCGTCAATAAGGGATGGGAATTCAAAATCTTTACAGAAGATGAATTGGGTGTATTTTAAGGTCTATCCATATAAATGTATTTTCAATAGTCGTTTATTATAATAGCTCTGAACGAAAATTCTGTTACGATCCGGATTTGATATTACTTTACATCCAGATGCAAATTTTCTGTCCCAAAAAGTTGCACGAACATATGCAACACTTCTTTTTAATTGTATAGGTGATATCCGACCAATACGAAACGATCTACAGTTTTTTAAATTATCGATCAATATACTCTCCATTCATCTTAAGCCCTATCTAATAGTGGTTCTGTTCTGTGATGAGATTCAGCTTGAAAAGAAAGACGATCATGCTCTACATATTCCGACAAATATAAAGTTCCGTAATAAAGCATACATGGATTATTGTCAAATCTTTTTACGAGATGCTGAACTTCGTCTGGTACATATTTTGATCTTAGCTTATATTCAAAAGTCATAATAATTCTCCTATTCGTCTTCTGGCCAGATTTCACGAATACCGGACTGAAGAGCTTCAATTAATTGTTTGGCTTGTTCGCGTGTACCAATTACGATACTAGAGGTTCCATCATGGTCGCCCATGCTCATCCATGCATCTGAAGGATTTTTTTCTCTTTTTAAAATACATACATCAACAACGCCTGGCATAGAATCATTGTAATCTGCTACTGCTGTGCGATGAACTTTTGATCTAACTGACATTTTATATCTCCTTTATTTGAATAAATTAAATATAACATAAAGTGCTATGGATGTAAACAATAAATATCAATAAAAGAGGTTAAAATGTGCTATATTCCTATTAATAAAGGATTAGAAGAAAAAGATCCTAATTCTCCGGTTCAATTTATTTGGAATCCTGATTATAAGTTACCTTTACCTAAGGACAAATAATTAACTTTAAGCAATATTCTAGTGTTCAAATCTTCTCATCTTTAATTGATGCATATGGTCTTCTTTGTGAGTTGTGAATGTGGGATCATAAGCATCCTTGATCTCGAAGTGCTTATTAATCTCATCCTCAGTACAACCCCTGTTTTTTAATCTACTAATAAGATATAAACGATTTGTTTCGTCAACTGTCTCACCAACAAATTTCATAACTATACATAATAGTACGATTAATCCTACGTATATAAATAATGTAAACATTTTCCTATCCTAACATTTCTGACATTGGTCTAAACGCGTATGGAACTCTATTAACCACATTTGACTCCATAGAATTCTATAATAGTTCCATTATAATTACCATAACCAACAGTTATAAGACCAGCATGTTCATTAACTCTGCCCACTAAATTATATCTGATACCGTCATGTGTGATATTTTCATTACCTCTAAAGGAATATTCACTATTAAAGGTAGTTAATACCTGTTCGTCTGTATTTTTAATTATATATTTCATAGCTACTTCTTCATATATACATGGAAATAATAATCTTTTCCGTTGTTGGCTGTCCAAACACATGTAGAGATATGTGTTCTATTATATGGGAATTCAGCATGATCTCCCACAACATAGAAGGTCTTCTTCATGGTTCGCTTTTCATTATTGTCATATTCAATCCACATTGTAGGAACATAATTATACACCTTAACGGTAAGAATCTTAGCATCAAGCGGCAATTCCAATTCGAGCTCTTCGCCCTTTGGCATTTTAAGCTCTATTCTTTTAGTACATTTCATATACATCTCCTTTATTTTATTATATCAAAATTTAAACGAGATGTAAACATTATTTATCTAAATCCCCTCTTCTTACCAACTCATTATTTTCAATAATACATGCGGGTTCATTTTCTGATAATATCTTTATAGCGATACCACCACGTCCCTCGCAGTCCTTAATAAATTCGCCTAAATAGGATGAGCTTTTACTAGCCCACACTAAGCATCCCAGAAAAGCTACTACTATTAATAGAAAAAATACATCTTCCCAACCCATTATTTAATTTCCTTAATTGCAGATTCATCAATACAGAATAATTCTCGATTTTTTGATTTTTTCATAACTATTCCATTATCGCTTTCGCATTTTTTAATAAATTCTAATTTCTTTTCGCCTTCGCTCATTGTTGTAATTAAAAGCATGGCAAAGGCAATAATTAAAAGAAAGCCCATTACGTTTGATATCCAATCATCCATGGATAGATCCTTTTATATAAGTTTCAGTAACATTTCCTTGAATGCATGGATAAGATCGTGAGTTTACAGATCGCCCATCTTTAATTGTAAGATTAACATCCATTCCAACTAAAGCTGCTTCTCTAAATAAATTATTCAATTCATTAACTTTCTTTTTAATATCGTGAATAATTTCTTCTTTTTTAATTTCTTCATCGATATATTCTTGCTGCAGACTATGTGACATTCTTACCTTCGCATTCGCATAATAGAGTTACACTTCCAATACTTACGGGAGTGATTTCATTAAGCCCAATACATACGCCGAATTCTCTTTCATCTTCAGGTGTATTTTCGTAATCGATTGAAATTTCAACATCGTCGTCGGGATGACATTTCTTAAGTTGATGAATTAATTGTGAAACTTTCATTTTAAACCTTTTTGATAAGAATTTTTACTTCTTTAATAATCATATCAATACATCTCTTCACCATTTCGTTGGGAGCAAGCTTTTTAGATCTATTTAAATGATATGTTAAATCACCTTCATCGTCACTGAAGCTTCTTTTATTCCAAAGTTCAATTGCATTACTGGTTGTTCGCTCTAAGCCTTTACCTTCATCGCTTACCGAAGGATATGCGTGACATTTAGTATTAGAACATTGAACTGTTGCATTCCACCCATCGAAAGAACCCGAAGTTTTAATTCTGGGTTCCTCGCCGCAGAAAGGACATGATATAGGAGTAACGTATCTCATAGTTTCTCCAATAGTCTATAATGAGTAATATTATCATCTTCAAATTTACATCTATTCCAGTCCCATTCATCGGCTGTAGAAAATGAAGGTATAAAGTCTTCATCATTATTAAATTTTAATTCATATTCTCCGCTTTTTGCATTAGGAATCGGACATTTTCCAGAAAAATCATTCTCAATCCATTTAGTCATTTGTTGCTCCTGTTTCTTTAATTTCGTGTAATCCCCAGAACATTAAGGTATATCTAGTACTTATAGATACAAAACAACCTTTATGTGTAGCTTTACAATAGGAAACGACAGCTTTGTTTCCATCTGATTTGTGAGTTACAACATCTCCTCGTTTAAAAGGTTCATATGTTTTACCTTCACATGACACTAAAAATAATGTCAACAAAATCATTAAGTATTTCATTAATATTCCTTACAAACATATTCATAATTACGAAAAACTCCGCGCTTGATCATTTCTGTTTTGAACATCTCAAGCTCGGGTATAATTAATTCGCATGTAGTATTCTGTCTTTCAATAAAATTATGACGAAATTCTTCAGCTCCAGTATCAGGATTCAGAACAGTCCACATAATTAATATGACTATTGAAGTTTCCACTTTCTTCTCCATTTCATATTTAATATAAACTGTTTTTGACTAAAAGTAAATAATAAATAATAATAAAAAGAGATATAATGAATTTTAAACAATTTCTAGAAGAAGGACGCGACGCTCCTTTATTTCATGCTACGAGCCTTGATAGTTTAAATCAAATTTTAAAGGGTAATATAGTTAAAGCCTGGACGACTCAAAATATTAATAAAAAAAGAATTGATGGTGTTTCTCTTACTCGTGATTTTAGATTTGCGAAAAATTGGGCTATGAAAACTCCATTTAAAATGGCCAGATCTTGTGTAATAGAATTTGATCAAAGAAAGCTATCTCAGAGATATAAAATTGTTCCATTTAATTATTCGCTTATGTCATCAGGTGCTGCTAGAGAAATGAATAATAGTGAAGCTGAAGAATTTGTAATAGGACCAATTAAAGATCCCAATAAATATATTAACAAAATACATTTTACTGACAATATTTTCTATAACACAGAAGCAAGTAAAGAAGTATTAAATCATCCTAAATTATTTGTAGATGGGAAATTTATTAATGAACTTTAAAGAATACCTAGAAGAAGGACGTGACGCCCCTTTATATCACTCAACTAATTTCACTGCAATTAAGAGAATAATTCAATACGATAAATTAGAGGGTTATACAGATCATTATGATAAATTTATGGCTCAGGATTTTTATGGCGAGTTTAATCCTAAGAAAAATGTTAAGATGAAGCATTTTACAAGTAGAGAATCAATGAGAGGAATTTCATTAACACGTAGTTTAAAATCAGCTGAAAATTGGCGAGGCGGTCATTATATTATTAAATTAAATCAAAGAAAGCTTGCACAGAGACATAAAATTATACCAATAAATATATATGCAGCAGCGGGAAAAAATAAACATGCTAAAGATGAAGAATTATTTGAAGAATTTGTAATAGGAAGCATTAAGAATCTTCATGAATATACCGAATGTATTATTTTTCAAAGATCGTCAGATATGAAAAAAGTCGCACACGTAAGTAATTTTGATAAGTTTAAATATTTCAGTTCAACACATGGAACTACATTTACAGGCGAAGAAATAAGAAAGCAGTTTGAATAATGGCATCATTATTATTTTCGAAAGTATTAAAACAAGCAGAGAGAAAACACAATCCAAAATTTGGTTCTGTTCTGCTCAGAGACTTTCTAAGAGATAAAGCACTAGAAGCTTCTTCTAAAAATACAAGTCCGAATAGATTTATTGGAACTAAAAAAGCCAAAGCTAATGTGGTAACTTCATTAAGACCTGGAACAATGGTATGTTATTTCTATGATGCTAAACATAAAGCTACATTACCATATTGGGATAAATTTCCAGTAATATTTCCAATTGAATTGTATAAAGATGGATGGCTAGGTCTAAACATGCACTATTTGCCGCCTGTGTTTAGAGCCAGATTAATGGACGAATTATATGATTTATTAAATAATCAAAAATACGATGATACAACAAAATTAAATATGTCATATCAGCTTTTACAATCAGCATCTAAGTTTAGCTACTTTAAGCCATGTATCAAAAGATATTTAGCATCCCATGTTCAAAGTCAAATGATCGAAATTGACGTTAAAGAATGGGATTATGCAATGATGTTGCCTTTAGCTAGATTTCAAAAAGCAAGTGCCCGTAAAGTATGGGATGATTCTATTGATAAAATACAAAAGTCATCTTAGATGATTAATAAAAAGAAATACTGTCACGCAGGCTGAAGCAACAAAAAGAAGAGTGCCTTGAATGGTTGCAGTTTTTATAATAAGCAATACACCAGCGAGAGCAATTAATCCCATAAAACCCCAGAAAAATATTGCTCCCAGATAATACATAATAGCAAAAAATCCTATTAAAATATCTTCAAAATTAATCTTCATCTTCTGGTTCCTTTTGTTCGTATTTTACCAGTTCATGGATTATTTTCATAGAAGTTTCGAAATTACCAACACATGTTTCTAAATCTTCGTCATCTTCTATCATTTTCTTGAGCCATTCGTTGTCAAAATGCAGCCTCATAAATAATACCTTTCATTGAATTGATTATCAGTTAAAAGAACAAAATCATTTTTGCCTCTTTTAACTAACCAATAACCTTCTCGCATTAGAAGGCTACCATAGCCATCAGGCACATCCCAAACATTCAATTCATGATGTTCAAATACATCATCCCATTCAAGTTCATATTTCATACCATTAGATGATAAGAACATTCTAAGTTCTTCAGATGGTGGAAAATTAAATTGAGCTGCTTCCACTATTTGAGGTCTTGTTTTATATTTCACGATTCTATTACCTTATATTTTGTTCCTTTGCCGCTGCAGCCGGAACATTTAACAAAATTAATAAGCTTAGCTTCAGTGGGTCTTAGTAGATTGCCAGCTCCGCCGCACCTTTTACAAATTCTTAAACTAACTATCTTTTTTGACATATTAATATCTCTAATTTCTTATAAATAATAACATATAAACAAATTAAAGTAAACAAAAAAGGCTATAATGGCAGGACCATCTTCAAGTAATCCTATAGAGACATCACAAAGAGCTAATGGAAATGTATCAAATATGCAATTTCCACTTAGTGATATATTGTCCAAGAGAACTGTGTTAAGATTTGAAGAATATAATAGAGACAGGCCTTCGTCTGAACCTTCAAACGTGACTACCGCTATCATTAATTTACCTTTACCTCAACAGATACCGGACGTAATGTCAATTAAAACCGGTACATATGATATGGCATTTACTGAAAATATTACTAATGCCGCCGATGCTTTTTCAGGCGGTTCTATCGCAGATAAATTAAAGAACGAGTTTTCAGGTGATTCTAAAAAAGACGTTGCAAGAGCTATCGCATTAACACCTTTATTAACTAACGATGACAGAAGAGCTCAGTCAGGTATCGTTGGTGGTATTGTTAAGAACCCTCACACAACTTCATTCTTTGATGGCGTTAATCTTAGAGGTTACTATTTAAATTGGAAATTTTCTCCAAGATCACAAAGCGAATCCGATAGTTTAAAACAGATTATAGATACCATTAAAGAAAGAATTCATCCAGAGGAAGCTGTTGAAGGCTACGCTTTGGATTATCCTGATTTGGTATATGTAGATTTTGAAGGCGAATCTAAAGAATATTTACCCAAGTTTTATAGATCATTTATATCAGAAGTCACAGTAAACACTTCTTCAGGAGAAGGTATGTCATTCTATAAGTCCGGTGCACCAGTTACAGTTGAATTAGGTATAAGATTCAATGAAACAAACATTATAACAAGAAACGTACTGAGAGATGGACAATAATGGATATTTTTACGTATTTTCCCAAAGTAACATATGAAAATAAAGAATCAAGAAATATTATCGCTAAATTAGGTTTAGTGAGAGATATTATCAACAAATATAAGGTTTTCTATCCATATTCAGTTAAAGATGGAGAAAGACCTGATACAATAGCATATGACTATTACGGAGAATCATCTTATGAATGGTTAGTATGTTATCCAAATAATATAATGGATATTCATTCTGATTGGGTTAAATCCTATAGAGAATTTTATAGATATATGGAAAGAAATTATGGTAACATAAATGATACCAAAAATCAGATCCATCATTATAAATATACAGGAATCACGGGTGACTCTAAAGAAGAAATCGCCAGAAAAAACTGGAAAATGAGCGAAGCTACATTTAATAACACATCAGAAGATGACAGAGCCGGGTGGACACCTGTTTATTTGTTTGATTATGAAATGGAATTAAATGAGGATAAGAGAAACATTGTCCTCTTATCCAATGAGTATCTAGCTCAAATTAATAAAGAAATTAGAGAACTTCTTTAATATCAACAATGCCAGTCCAGTACATAGGTATCGTGATAATGCCCAATACGAGGCTTTCTATCGCTTTTTATCCAATCTAGTTTGTTAGTCGATTGATAATATTCGCCATTTGAATGATCTTGTAACAAAGGTTTCCAAACTTTTGTATTTTCATCCACATAATCTTTATTGTCGATATTTCTTGTTTCAGCCCGATCGAACATTTTCCAGTCATAATCAAGATCATAATTACGGGAATTGCCTTTGAGATTGAATTTATGATTAGAGAATGAAAGTTTAATAAATGTCCGAACACCTTCTTCAACTTTACCTACTCGATGAACAACACTTTCATCAAGTCGTAAAAGAGTTTTGTTTGGATATGTTCGAATGCATTCGGGTTTCACTTGTCTTTCGAACTCTTTAATAGATTCAAAATCATCAAGTGGAATATCTTTGAAAGCCTGAATGGCAAATTCAGTTGGAGATGAATCACTCCAAATATAATTAATATCGCCATTGGAACCATACCCGTCAGCATGCCAACCAGGTCTATTTCCCGGATTAGCGGCATTAACCCACATCGTTTTAGCTGTAATATAAATGTATTTACACTCATCAAAATTACTAAAATAGTCAACTGAGGCGTCTGAAATAATTTCACCAAATCGTTCTAATTGGCGCGGAACAAAAGAACCAACACCTCTAATAAAAATAGGAAGATATTGATAGAGCATCATTTCGTCAGTATCAATATTATTATATTCTTTTAAAATTTTAGGTTCTTGACCATATTTAATCATGTTAATCTCCATTATTTAAAAATAATATACATCATAACTTTGCTATTGTACACCATCAAATTTAAAAAATACATCCATCTTTGATTTTTTATAAACTGAATATTCTCTTTCTTCAAGAAAATTAATTAGAGATTGACATGGTCTTTCAACACCGATAAATGGTTTATATGCTTCAATCGTTTCTCTAGCACCCATGATAGCTTCATATTCATATCCTTCAACATCTAACCATATAAGATCAACATTATGAAAGTCATATCCATCAATCTTCATCATATGAGTATAGTCATTAGGATCTAAATCGCCAATTCTATTCATACCCTTATTTTTATGAGATGGTGTTGTTATCGTTGCTAGTTCATATTTATTACCGAGAATTTTATGATAATAATTGACGTCTGTGCCCTTTAGGTTTTCTCTTAAATATTTGAAATTGTTAGAAGAGCCTTCAAATGTATAGACATTATCGTAATATTTATTCAATAGAAGAGGGTACATTCCAAATGCGCCGCCAGCTTGAATTACTGACCTGCCTCTTTTACTTGATAAATCTTCAATTACTGATTTATGTGAAGCAAACCAATCACCAACTGGTCCTGAATTATTATCTTTATCATCATAATATCCATAAAGGCCTTCATCTTCAGGATCCCATTCTAAATCTTTAATTCCGTCTATTCCTGGTTTCTTCATTTATATCCTATCTATTTTCTAATGTAAATACTATTTTTTGAATATCATTATCATACAGACCACATGAATTAAAATTACCCATTTCCATTACTTTATATTCTCCACATGATAAAACAATATCTAAGCAAAAAACTTCAGACGGGACCCATATATCAATTACTTCTTTTACAAAGTTATATAATAATTCATTATCTTTACCTACATATCTTTGTATTTTTCCTGAACCATATGTTGAAGCTGTGATTGGTTCTTTATCTACTACAACAAATCTATATTCTTCTTCAATAGGTTTTACTTCAGAAACTAATACTTCTGTTTCGGCACTAAGATTAGTATAATTGCCCTTTTTTAAATTTAGAATGTTATTTTGCCAAATGCAAAAGTCATCCCATGAAATTATTTTACCGTTAAAATCTTTATCGTCTCCAACGGGTCTAATAAAAAACAAATCATTTGAAGGTTTTGCTACAGAATTAAAATTATAAACTTCGCCCTCATTAAAACAGTAACCAGCCCATTTTTTAGACCATACATTATAATTATAATTAGAATTAGTCCAACTTCCTTCTCCAAAATCATTTAAAATTTTATTTGTCATGCCATATGAACCTATGGCAATAATATCAGTTAAATTTTTGTTTATAGGCGGAATAATTTCATGAGAAAAAGGAACACATTTAACGATCTGATATTGTATGTCAAATCTTTCAAATGTTTTAATGAACTCATCAAAGCACTTTTCTTTAAAAATATTATCTTGTATAATCCAATACATTATTAATCTGTTCCTAATAAATATTGAAGCCTCAATACATCCATAGCAATATCGTGTTTAGAATCGTGTTTGATATAATTTACATTTTTACCGGTAGGTGGGATAAAACCGTCCCATTTTAATGTAAAGTTAGACGCGACTCTCAATGCAGTTCTAACATCTGAAGCTGAATTAAATGGAATTTTATTATTAATATTGTCTCCCATTGTTCTATAAATTCGCTTTAGAATTGGAAGATCAAAATCATTTCCTCTAGACCATAGATATTTAGGTGAGTAGCGTTTAAGATCTGCATTAAACTTTTCTATAAATTCACTAAGAGATTGATCTTCGCTAGAAGGTTTAATATTTTTAACAGCTTCCTTGTCTTGCTTTTTCCACCACTCTAAAGTGTCATGTTCAGCTCTCCAACCCAGTTCAAATTGCTCGTTTATATCAAATTTAATGCGACGAGCTTTCGATACTAGATCATCAAATGTAAATGTTTGTTTTAAATCAAAGTGCAACCACGATACATCAACAATAATAAAATCATCTCGTTCTTGGCCGTTACCAAGTGTTTCAAAGTCAATAATAATCATCCACGCATCCAATTAATAATTATAACAGGTAACCAGATAAAAATTCCAATAGCGCAAGACAAATGATATTGAGCTGGTTTATTTTCCAACATATCTCGCAGCATAATAATGTCTGGATCTGTTGTTTCTTCGTAGCTTTTCACATTTTTATCTCCAGTAGAGATAAAAATGTAACCTATTAGCAAATATATTCCTATAATTAAACTTGTCATGTTTTTTCCTTATTGATAAATAACCATTAGTGGCAACCAGATAAAAATTGATATAAACATACTTATATAATATTCAAATGGATTTTCTTTGCATTTTGTAACTAAAACGTCAGTACTGAGATTTCCACTTCTTACTCCACTATCTCTTTGACGGATTACCGCAAGATGAATTGCGGCAATCATATATATTCCAATTACTAAATAAAGTGCTAATAGAAAAGCACAAATAAATGTAATCATTTTATCTCTATCTCCTTTTCATATGGTTGATATGTGTCTGTCATTCTTTTAACAACTTCAGGAGGAACTGAATGAATGTTATCAAATTGAGTACACATTCTATAAACTACCACGTCTGAAGATAAATCCAAATATCTCTTAATGTCTCTAAGCTTAATGAATGTATTACTTACATATACATTATCAACATTATGTTCAAGAGCATTTCTCACGCTAGCATAACACCAATTATGAGCTTTACTCAAATTATCTGGATTCCAATTGTAATTACCATCTTTGTCATAATGATACATATCAGCTTCAAAATGAGCCGATGTTTCACCTTCTGGAAGCTCACTTATAAGCTTCTTAACAAATGTTGATTTTCCTGATCCTGGTGGACCTCTAACTATGATTAATGTTTGCATTATTTTAACCACTCTCTAGTATTATTACGTTCTGCATCTAAAGATGTAAGTTTCTTATAAATTAAAACAGCTTGAACATATCCAAGCCATCTAGAAAATTTATCAACAGACATTTCAGATTTCTTATCAGTTAATGCTTTGATACACGTATCACACATAAAATGAATATGTTCTAGTGAAACTGGATTTTCTAAATCTTCCTGAGATTTAATTGATTTATCTTCAAGCATTTTTTTATATTTTTTAAATGCTTTTAACGAACCTTCATGAATAAACATATCTGTATCTTCCTCGATCATTTTATTATAGTGTATTTCAGCATATATTTTGGATTTTTCGTGAGAACCTACACTAGAACGTATCAATTCTTCGTCATTAAAAGATAGAATAGAAACATCAAGATAATCCCTAACACAAAAATATGTTCCATATTCAGTGTTAGCTTCTAAACTATCCATTAACGGATCTCTTATCCAATTTAATTTTTTCATAATAACCTAATTTATTACGTTTCTAAAATTTATTTTCCATTTTTGGAAATTAACGCTATATCTAATCCATAATTGTAAACCAAATAAACTAAACACCACGCCACGGCTTCTTATATCATCGCGATAAATGTTAATACCATTATAAATATTCATGCCTTCTTTTCTAAAATAAAACATTAACTAAGTCTTTCTTATAAATTCCAACTTTATTTTTAGAGAACTCAACTTTTATAAAAAGCTTATTGATCTCTTTGATTTTCCCAGTCTTATCTTTAAAGACTTCAGAACTAGGAACGGTAACTTTATCGCCTATTTTCATTAAAATAAACCTCTACCCCATAAAAACATAACAAGTCCTATAAGTAAAATAGCCAAATAAATTTCCATTAATTAACACCTTTAATAATTTTTAAAATAGTTTTAGAAGAAACTATTTCGCATTTAGACGAAATTTCTTTTATTCTATTTATAGGCACATCATAATGTGGTTTTTTACCGCTATGATACCAACATCGTTTTATATTTAAATCTTGAGCCATTTTATGCAAATTTTCAATTGAATATGGCTCACAAATTAAATGACGTTTATTGTCTGTTAGGTATCTCATATCTGATTGAATCTTTCAATTGTTTGCAAGGCACATCAATATCAGCATATACATAGCGATTATAAACTATTCTACAACCATTGCCAATGTCAAATGCATATTTAATTTCGCAGGGATTTAATAATAATCCACCCAAAACAATTAATTCACAAATCATATTTGTCTCCTTATAATTAAAATATATCATATAAGGAGACAAAAGTAAACTATAATTTCAACATATCACAAATAATATCATAATGATCTTCGAACATTTGTTCTCTCATTTTTAAGAATTTTGAGATAGGAATCCATTTTGCATTTTGAGCATCATCAGATCCTTTAACCTTTGGAAGATCTCCAACATCATTTAACTTAAACTGAAATACATTCGTTAAAATTCTAGCTCGGTTTGATCTATAAGGATCGTCATATAATTTATTTTTTACAATAGATCCTCTAAGAACTTTTTCAGGAACTTTAATACATGTTTCTTCCTTTAATTCTCTAATACATGCGTCCAAAGTAAATTCATCAGGATTGATAAATCCACCAGGCATCGCCCATTTGCCATGACCGTATTCAGCACCTCTTTGAATTAAAAGAATATGACCCGCCTGAGTGATAAGAGAATCAACGGTCATATGAGGACCAATTCCCCAATTATCTTTATAGGTTCTTTCATAAGCGTGTTCATAAATTAAATTTTTTGCTTTCTTATTCATATATTTTACGAATAATTTAGCTGCAATTTCATTCATATAGTTTGTAAAATATAAGTAGCTTGTACTGAGTGGCAAATGGTAGGCATTTTTATAATAACCATTTCTAAGATCAGTAGAAGAAATCACATCTTTCTCAGGATCATTTTCAATTACTAAGGATTTCCACTGAGGAAATTTATTTACGTAATATGAGCTTGAATCCTTATTCATTCCAATCAAATAGAATTCAACAGAATCACTATGCCATGGTTTCCAAGCAAGATTATGTGCAACTGTAGAAATAGAGCTTAACCATTTGTCATCATTGTATTTGTAATCTTCTACAAATCCATATTTAATACGTGGACGTTCTTCTTCATTAAAATACGATGTAATAATTGCTTGTCGTTCTTCGGTTGATAAAGGCTCTCTGGTATTTTGAGCCTTTTTATTTGAACCCAGAATGATAATTACTTCATCTAATTGTTTTAGACCTTCCTTTACAATAGCTTGGTGACCGTAGTGGAATGGTTGAAATCTACCGATAAATACGCCGATCTTTTTCATTATAGCACCTCCGCATTTTGTCTAACTTCATCGAATGTGTAATCCTTTAGAAGCTTACCATTTCTCCAAACTGGCTCTAGATAATTCTTTCTATCGCCCAATTCATCAAATCTAATAGTTTTAAATTTACCATTTTCTTTGATTAATGCAAGACGTCCTTTTTTAGACTTCTTAAAGCTTGAACCGACTGGATCTTTATATACATCAATCCATTCGCCATCTTTCTCAATGGCATTGGTTTTTTGAGCAAATTTAAGAGTATCACGATTAACTTTTTGAAGTAATGCTCCGCCCATACCAAAGGCAATATTTTCAGTTGAAAAACCCATAGCTGTCATGTTATTAAGAATATCTTCAAGTGATTCAATATCGATACCATCCCCTTGAATAACTCTTACGCTATTCAGTACTTTATATCCTTTACTGTTTGTTTCGTAACCAAATGATTTTTCTAATGATTTTAGAATATTAATAACTACAGTTACTGGATCACCTGAGTCTGGACGAACAACCAATGTTGTTCCACTATCAACGATCTTATCTTTCAGAGAAGGCCATAGATTATCCACAGCATTATAGATATCATAGCTATCGCTTACACATGAGATAATTTTACCTTCACCACCATAAATATCCAGGAAGTTTTCATATGCATCTAATTCGCCATCTCTACCCCATGATGTGATAGTAGAATGTTCAGATGCTGGAATACTAAACCCAACTGGATTTTCTAATGGAACGTTATAGTAATCAATTGCACCGAATAAGGCTTCAACAGTATCGGTACCCATGAAATTTACCAAGTGAGCTAATCCACCATTTACGGCAGATTCGTGAGAGCTTACGCCTCTTGCTCCAAAATCATGTAATTTAAATGGTAAGCCATCTAAAGTATCGCATGTTTTTAACATATGAAGTTTAATAATTTTCTTTACTTCTCGTGAAAGTGTGGCAACAGTTGTTGTATACCAAATTGCTCGAAGTGAAGATGTTTCAATAAATGATGCGATTTCAGCGAAGCGATCATCTGTTGCTCTTACTTGAAACATTACTTGGCTTGGATCGATTGCAGTTCCTTCAGGAATAGCTTCGATTTCTACAGGAAGATACCCATCAAATTCATTTACAATGATATCCCAAGTATTTTTGTTGAATGGTAAACCGGCACGAGGCATAAGAATAGCCATTCTATCTATTTCTTCTTTTGTAGTTTTCTCATTTAAATACTTCTTCAAATAAATTTGAAGACCAAAGAAGAGCACCTCAGCATCTGCAGGTAGTTTTGATTCTTCATCAATACCACGTGACTCGATGTATGAGTTGTTATTTGTAATGTTTTTTGGGAAAATATTAAAGTGAGAATATTTATATGCGTCTGCTTTTGTCAAAATTGACATTGGAAAACTCCTTTCCTACGTGTTACTTATTAATTAATAGTATAACTCCTATACTACTTTTATTTATAGAATTGAACTAACAATTCTCGTTATTAATGATCTTTTTTAAACGAATTCCACGTTTTAATGGCTTCATAATATTCCATATAACCTGTTGTGGGTTGTATATCACAATCGTCATTAATACAATCCACAGATTCCCATCCATCTTTATGTTGTGCTGGATAAAATTTTGGTTTTTCTCCGCAATATGGACAATCATTTACTTTAATCATAATTTGCAACCTCAAAGGTTAAATGAAGTTCAGGCAAAGTAAAATGATATCTCATTACTCTTAATTCGTCTGGTGCTGATGCTCCAGCTACATATAAGGATGGTTTCTTATCGCTATTTCTCCAATCGATTTTAGCTACTTCTTTCAAAACATGCTCTTTTAATATTGGATTAAGATCAAGCATAAGATTTGTTTTAATTGCATCGGCGTGTTCTTGAGCTTGTAAAGTTGGATTAGCTACTGTATAATAATTGTCGTAACTAGCTTTAGCTAAGTTTTTAATTACTTTGTTTAGATGGACAATTTCATCTTCAAGCTCTTCAACTTTATTTCTATTCAAAAAATCGAACATTGGGTATTTCCTTCTTTAAAAATATAACACATCTTCGTTTCATTGTAAACAAGCATTTCTTAAAAGACTTATAAAGAGATTTTCTTTCTTCCCATAGAAGTCCTTTAGAACCACATCTACTAATAGAATCAAATTGTGGATCTCTTTCAATGCTTATATAGCCATCAATTTCTTTACATCTGCCGCTACCGAGAAATGATTTTTCATAAAATCTACAATCTATACAATTTCTTTTATTCGTAGACATAAACTGTTTTCTCTTTTCTTTCAACTCGTGTTACGAACATATTTTCGGGACCATCATCCTGATATTCAGTAGAACCACGGCTCCAATTTAAACGATAATATTTATCGTCTTTTGAATAGATGGCCTCGTAATGAGTATGCCATCTATCCTGATCTACAATATATTCACTTTTTTCTACTTCATATTCGTCAGAATCATAATATTTTTCAAATTCTTCAAAATCGATATTAATTGCTTCACCCAATACCATTAAGCGCTCTCCCTAATTTTTTTGAACCAACCTTCTAATGTTCCCTTTGGAATTTTTAGTAATAAAGACAGATCTTTATATGTAAGATTTTTAGAAGCTTTTAACTTTGTTAGTTCACTAGCAGTAAAAATTTGCTTAGTAGCTTTATGATTAAAAGTTAATTCTTCTTTTTTAGAATTAGTTTTAGTCTCATTGTAAATGTATAAAGCACCATTAAATTTCCAGTTTTCAGGTGTCACCAATTTCTTATCTAGAAATTCTCGATATTCAACAGGATAAAGACGTCCAGTTTTGATTTTGCGTTGTGCGTCATTAACATCCAAATCGTCTTCATAGATAGTTTTCTTAGCAACTTCATCACGCTCAGACTCATTATCGATTGTACCAATAACTTTAAATTTACAGCAACGGCCTTTAGAAAGGTTGTAATCAACAGGAATTGCTACAACATCCTTAGGATCAATTTCAAGAATGATAATTTTAATTTGATTACTATTAAAATAACCATCAGTGAAAATAGGAATATATTCCCATGAACAGAAATGTAATCCAGCTGAACATGTTGAATTACGATCAGAATCACATTTCTCGCGTGGCATAGTAACAGTTTTACCAACTGACTGATCCTGACCATATGGACCTTTATGTACTGGTGTGAAATCAGGTCTTACAGCTTTATAAGCAATAAAATTACCATTCGAACAGATTGGCATATTACCATTTTCCATCCACTTAAATAGATCTTCACGTAATTCTTCATTTGGGTTTTCCATTAAACGTTGTGTAAAATTACAGATAGGTTTAATAGGAAAATCATTCTTATAATGATAAATAATACGTTCAGCCAAATAATCATTAACTTTAATGTTGTTAAATCTTACTTCGTCATCAGCAATTAGAACATTACCTTCACTCGCAATAGCGACAAACTTTTTAAGATCGCATAGTTCTTTTAGAGATTCAATTGCATTAGATTTGATCGCTTCAACAATTTCTTTATAATTAACGTGGTTATTCAAAATATTTTGAGGCTTTCCTTCAATAATAAATGATACGCCACGAGGTGTAATAGTAAATGGTAGCATTTGTTTTCCTTATTTAATTTCAATATTCGCTTTTTTAAGTAAAGTTTTTATAGCTTTACTATATTCATCGCCATATATTCTATCAGTATTAATAATGATTTCAAGATATGGGTTATCTGTGATTAATTTTTCTAATTTTTTTAGAACTTCAGATTCTCTTTTGTCTATTTTATCCTTGAATTCTTTTTTAACTACAGAAGTGTCTAAAAATTCAGCACGTTTTTCGTCAACAGATTGATAATCCAGGAATAAAGAAGCAATTCGCTTCCTCTTCTCCTTTGTGGACCATGATAGAACTGATCTTAATCTTTCAGAAACTAGAAAATCAATATCATTTGGTTTAATTTTTAAATCTGCTAAAGCTTTTTCATATTCTTTTTGTATGTTGATAAAACGCTCAGGATATTTTTTGATAGTCTTATCATCTTTTTTATACTTTATCATAATTTCGCTTAAAGGTACATCACAAAATTTAGAAAAGTTAACTAAAGTGTCATGCCCTACGGTACCTGATTCGATGTAATAAATTTCATCCTTTTCAGCAGAATTGAAATTTACCATTCTACCCAGTTTACCTTGACTAGAAAAATATCTGATTTTTGTTGTGTAATCCCTTTGAGCACGTTCAGGTTTAACATGTGTGTACCAAGCAATATCAATCACTGAAGTAGCACCTAATTTATATGATAATAGTAGAAAATCCAATGATTTGCGTGAACTACCTTTTACATAAATGTATTTATCACTATATCGTGTTAATCCTATATTGTTTAAAATATGTCTAACTTTAAGAGCAACATGCTTATTATTACCATCATCAAATATAATGATAGATTTTCTATTTAAGGATCTATTAATTTCAACACCAACCAGATCGTTTCTCGAAATTGATCCACTGGTTTGATAATTCTTTTTGATCTTCTTAATTTCGAATTTCTTTTTAAAATTATCAATGATACCTGTTTTGAAGCAATCTTCTGACACTATTTCTGTAAGCTTTTTCCCTCTCCAATAAAGTTTCTTGCTTTCAGTGTAAAACATAAAGCTACTTATACGATCGATGTTATCAATATAAATTGTATTAGCTTCAATGAATGATTTTGCTTGATTAATGCGTTTTTCAGTGTAGTTCAAATATTCTTTAGAGAATGATGAGAATGCATCTTTAATTAACCTAGCTGTACTATCATTATAGATAATATCATCTCTAGAAGCTGTAACGTCAAACGAACCAATCGGAAAGTCCAAAACAATATCAATTCTTTTATTCAAATTGGACTGGCTTACGTGGCGTTTACTTGAATCGAAATCAGGGTCTCGTATAGTATTAGATAATGGATATAGAACACACCCCATTTTTAAATAAGTACCTGAAATGATATTAGATGAATAAGTATAATGACCGCATTTTGATTTGTAACCAATATCGATGGCCTTTTCTAATTTTTTACCATCAACTTTAACGTTGGCATCTACGGTCATAACAAAGTTATTGATCATTGAATTAAAATGATTGATATCTTTGTCCTCAACCGAAACTTGAACTAAGACACCATTTGCTTCAGTTGTTTCTCCGGTTGCTTGCAAATCAATAACAGGATTACCTTCAGAATTAAGATAAATTTGATAAGCTTCATAAACTCCATCTACGTATGAAATTACCGAAAAGCTATCGGCATATCCTAATGGTGTTTTAGAGCCCATACCCATGAAGCCAGCTTGATCATTTGATTTATCTTTAGTTGAAGCAAATACAACTGAATAAGTATCATTAATCACTTCATTACTCATTCCTGTTCCATAATCTCTAATAGAGAAATATGGTTCATATTTTGAAGGAGCATGAATTTCAACCGGAATATGAAGACTATCATTATCTTTGTGAGAGTCCCATGCATTTGTAAACAGTTCTCTAACAAGAGCTTTGATAATATCTTTGTATATTGTTCCAAATAGAATTTTAAAAGCTTTGGAACCTGCTTTTAATTTAATCTCTTTAGAGGAAATCGAAGATGTTTCGACTTCCCTCTTTGGTGTTTCATATAACATAAATTCGCCTTATTTTAAGCATAACCATTGTGAATCTTGAAAAATCTGTGTATCTTCAAGACATATAAGCTTTCCTTCAGGAATTCTATATTCATATTTGTCATTTGCATGATCAATTTGAAGTGCTGTTTCCGATTTGTTTAAAACAATATCATTTTCACATTCAACAAGTGGACCATTTTCTTCACATAGAAAAGCTGGCATATTAGCTTCATATTGAAATTCATTATAATCTTCAATATAAGAGTATTGCGGTAGGAAAAAGGCAATTATTAAAACAAAGCTTGCTACTAATATTACGCCTGGGTGTAGGACTTCTTTAAGTGTATCTAAATTCATTATTTAATCTCCATAACTGGGCAAATTTTATTTTTCACAGCTCTATAGTATTGAATTAAAATAGGTGCGTCGTCGCCATTCTCTTCAGCTGTTTGAGCTGCATTATCTATTTTTTCTATAACTTTATCTTTTAATGTATCACATAGGAAGATTATAAAGAATGCTCCGATAACAAATAAGAAGAATGCTATAACGCAAACAGCTGTTAATGCTATTGAAATAAATCCAATACCTCCGCTCATGATTGGCATAATTAAGAAAACATACAGTACCAATGCTATAAATGCTAAATAGAAGCCCACCATTATAGGACCCCATAGTAATAGCATTCTCATATATTCACATAAACCAATAGAGCTATTAACTTGTTCAGCTCTAAAAACAGTGATATTACTTTGGCTATGAAACCAAATGTCCCACATTGCGCAAAATCTAATGTATAATTTCCAATGAAACGAATCTCTACTAATAACCATTATATATCTCTCTTTCCTTCATAAAATGCGTGAGCGACAGGAAATCTTAATTTTCCACTATCAGGATTGATACCCTGATATCTAACAGTCACCTCACCTCCAATATATTTTTCTTTACTTTCCAGTAGCTTTTTATTTTCCTCATAAGAGCCTTTTAATGAAGCCTTATTATCCTCGGAACCATCTCTATTTCTAAAGTAAACTACTTTAGCTGCTCCAATCCAATCACCTTTACCTTCAACGATATCCAGAATTTCAAACTCAGCGTCTTCAAATCCTTGACCCATAAACTCTTTTCGTTTGAGAAGAGATTTAGATCTAGAGTTGGCATATGGAAATTCAGGAAGTCTCACCATTTGACCTTCATATTCATCAGCCATATATTGACCACACAGTTGATCAAGCTCTTCCTGTGTTTCAACCATAACCGTATCAACATATTTAATGTGTGGTGATCTATCCAACATAGCTACCATACGCATAGTTGTTCTGAAAAATCTTTCATTAAAACGATCATTAGAATAAGTATCATAAATATGATATTGAATGTCTTTAGCTTCTTCAATATCTTCGGGTGTTGGTTTACCCTTTCGAGCTAATGAAATAATTCTATCAAAATCATTTTTCAATTTATGATTATAGAGTTCACCATCCAAAATATCAGAAGGAAATCTTTGAAAATAATATTCCAGCTCTTCACTAATATGAGGGGTAGATACAAGCTTTTTACCATTTCTAGTAAAGAGACCATCCTTAGTGGCAATACATCTAATTCCATCCAGCTTAGGCTGAGAATATACAGGAAACGTAAGAGGTTTCTTTAAATCTTTATAATTTTTAGCTAACATCGGCTTGAAATATTTAGGCTTATTAATATCCTTTACATTGCTATGATAGCCGCCCTGAAAGAGTTGATGTGTATATTTAGAATCAACTTCTAGCAAAGCCTGTTCTTCAGGTGTGGTAGCATTTACTTTGCCTTCATTTTTAGCTTCAGCGTATTGCCACCCGGAAGTTACAATTTTACCATCAAGAATTCCAGAATGAGCTCTATAAGCATTATCCTGAACTTCCATCCACCAGATACGAGTGTTTCCAGTTTTATCTTTTTTAAATATTTTTTCTCTAATCAAACATTAATCCTTTTAAATTCGCCATCTGATTTCAGATTGTGTATTGGAACATTATAGTCTTTTGCTATTCTCATAGCTTGACCAGTACCGCCCGAAATTTTTCCATCTTTTGTATAACACACTAGAAAATCACTAGGACTTTGTAAATCTTTACCAAGAATTTGATAAACATTTCTTGTCATTAAAGAGATTCCAGCCTTTGATAATCTATTCCATGCAGGATGATATTCTTTTGAAATTCTTTCAGCTTT